AAATAATCTATTGGCTTTTTTTTCTCCTATGGTTGCTTGGCCATAGACATTATCTTTCCGGGGGATTACGAACTTAGCTACCTCGTCCCAGTGGCTATCCCAATTAGTTCTTTCAGTTTTTAGGTCTTCGTATCGCTTAATTACTTTTTTAGCTAGTGGGCTTTCCATATTATCTTCCAGTGAATAAAGGATTTAACATAGTTTGCTGTTGTAGCCCAGGAGTCACTCTCCTTTTCTTCTCTAGCAGCGCAGACTCTTTGGCGCGTATCTCTTCTTCAGTCTCTGGGGCCAACCCGCTACCTATACCTAATCCCGCTTGGCCCTCTTGTCCAAATCCGGTTAGTTCAGAAGTTAAATCTACCACGGCTTTAAGTGGTGAAAACACTGACTTGAAAAAACTCATAAAATCCTCCTAGAAGTCTACCTAATCACAGTATACCACACAGATATTAAAAATCTTCTAAAATGTTATACTCAGACTCTCCCGTCTGGGGCAAGTCGTTATATCGCTCACCTATAGACTTTCCGAATCCGGGCTGATAGTCAACAGCAAACTGACGAAATCCGTCAGCAGCGTGACAAGCCCAGTTATGTAGAGGTCTATCAGCATAAACTCGCTTTCTATTGTCCCACTTCCTCTCGTATCCGGATAAAGCTTTCAAACCTTTAAAAGTCTTCTCTCTATCAAACCAACACTTTGGAAGTACTTGTCTTACGGTATTTATATCTTGCATTACACTAGGAGTCTTGTCTAGTACTCTTATTCCAGTAACTCCAAGGTCTTCCATCATTGTGACCATGGAAGTACCGGTCTGCAAAGAATTATGAGCAGCATCGTGAGGCAAAACATGCTCATTATACCTATACCCTTCCTCATTCGCCATTTCGTTTAAAACGTCTACATAGTGCTCTATTCCATTACCAGCAGCCTCGTAATAGTTAATTACTCGGATTTCTCGGCCAACCTCCTGAATAAACCATATAACGGTCGAATCGGAGAAGCCTAAATCCCAAAAAGTAGAAACCATAGCTGCATTTTCGTGTGGAACCTCACAAACACGACCTTCCCTCTTTAATTCATCAATATACTGCTGATAGAACTTACCAGAAGGTGCAGCGTTGAAATCACACATAAATTCTTGTTTAAAGGCTTCTTCAGACATAGAAGACTTCAACATGTCTAATTCTTCTGCATCTATAAGGTCAGTATCTTCAACAGTGTGTAAACTGCTGAACCATCTGTCGGGATCGTCCAAAGCTGTTTGATACACGTCTTTAAAGGCGTTTTCACCTTTTGGGGTACCAATTATTATCTCCCAGCCCTTTCTATCTGTAATAGTTGCCAGTAAAACCTTATCTCTAACGTCTGGATGCATGTCTGCGTATTCGTCCAGTACATACCCGTCCAAATATAGTCCCCTGAGAGCATTAAAGTTTTCAGCGCCAAACAAAGATATCTTAGCTTCACCTCTAGGATGAGGAAAAGTAATCCTTAACTTCTGATTATTAAACTTAACACCGGGTATATCTTTACAGTAATCTTTGAAGTATTGCCAAGCTATCTGCTCGACTTGGCCAATGGTTGTAGCAACAAAAGCAAAATGAGGATTTCTAAGAGGTCTTCCGGTTAACGGGTCCATCTTATCAAAGAATATACATCTGTCTAGGAGCTCGTTAACAGCAAAAACTGTTTTACCGCCCCTTCTATGAAACACTAAAACATTATGTCGTTTAACTAAAGAGTGAGTTTTCTCTTGCCATTCTCTTGGAATATAACCAGTAGAAATCTCTCTTGCCATTAATACCTCTTATTTGGCAGGAGATGAAGGTAACGATCCTTCGCTAATAGGTTCAAAACCTACCGTGCTACCATTACACCAATCTCCAACACTATTAAAGATCTGCTTCTACTCCGTCTACACGGTCTTCAATTAATTTAATTAAAGCTTTTCTAGAGGCATTACCCTTAAACGATAGTCCTTCGTCTTTGCATATGATCTTTAAGTCTTTCACGGAACGACTCATCAGATCCAGATACTTTACCCCGCAGCTTACTTTTACTATTTCTTTGTCCGGTGTTTCTGGAGTCTTGTTCTCTTTTACTGGAGTTTCTACTGGTTTTGTCTTTGGTAGTATTACTTTCTTTGGAGCTGGATTCATTGGAACCATTACACCGTTTACTATTACTCTTCTTATTGCCACTTGATACCTCTCGTTTAAGACGTTTTATCTCATTTGCTAGATCATTACACTTAACTTTTAATAATGCAATAGTCTTGTCTTTCTTGTCCATAAGGTATATTAACATAGATCTAAAAAAATAAGAGGAGTTTCTTCCGTGAAACCCCTCCTAAAGGAAATGATTATGAAAACATCAAGTATTAATTGTATCCGATAAACCAAAAAGCTGCAAATCCACAAAGCTAAAATAACATAAGAAAATTTATAAATAGAAAAGCTCTTATAACTTTACATATGGGGTAATGTTTCGATGTATGGGGATTTTTAATAAGTTGTTAGTGCATTGAGTCATTAATGAAATTTGAATTTACACACCAAAGTGTTCCCTACCCTGCTATCTCTACACAATTGGGGGCATCGACTTATACTATACAACCTGCTAACGTATTGTAATTACAGCCTTTGTGCCCCTGCCTATGCCATTGTTATTACATCAGTGACTGATGCCGGAATAAAACACTATATAATGATAGCTATTTGATGATATGTATGTGAGTGGTGCATAGCTTAGTTGATTAACTTGTGCGTGTTGTAGTTGATTGACTCACAGATTGATTGTTGATGTGCTGGAATGTACAAACCTCATGAAAGATTGACAATCAAGACCCTCATAGATTTTATCTATCACCCTCAATAGACTCAGTCTATCCCCATACTATACCCTTGTCTTATAATGATACCCGCCCGCCCATACATCGTCATATCAGCCACTTGACTATTCCTTATAGTTATACAACTTCCAACCAGTATTCCATACAGTTATGCTACGGCTTATACTTATTAACTATCTAATTATTAGATAGCACCTATCTAATTATTGTATTGTACTTTATTCATTTTAAGATGTACTCACATGACGTAGTTCATTTGAGCTATAACAATAAACAACAAGGTGGATAATTATGGATTACGGTATACTAATAGCAGGTCTGTTAATAGGTTTAGTCATGATAACGGCTAACAACTAAGTAACAATTAACAATAAACAACAAGGTAACACATTATGAGTAACAAACTCGCACTACAAGTAAGATCACTGGATAGTATTACTAGGCGTATTAGAGAACTACAGGCCAAGAAGAAACGCTTAGTTGATGATTTATCAGCATTTCTACCGTTGTCTCAAACCGTAACAGTAGGTAAGTTTAAAGTAAGATTTACATATCCTACGAGTAGATACATATCGATACCTGAACTTAGGAAAGAGCTGCCTAATCTATACGATAGGTATGTAAGAGAGACAACCTATGCCAAAATAGACTTAAAGCGAGTAGGTGTATAATGTATGATATACCTAACATACTCATGTTCCTTCTATTAGCAGCTACTAGTAGTTATTTACTAATATACATACACGCAGGTTAGCTATGGCTTTACTAATAGACTTCCTAGAACTATGCCTAGCTATGTTTATCATAATAGTTGTAGTACTGGCAGTAATATCAATAGTCGGCCATTTTGTCGATCAACCGGAGAACAGATAATGGCCACTAGATACATATGGCACTCGGCTAAACTAAAACTTGGTGAGATTATCACCTTTCAGCACAAGAGATATAAAGTAATCAATCAAGAGACTATTAAACAAGATACCGCCCACTTTAAAGGTGTGTATTACACACTGTTAACGGAGATATAATGGAAGGGGCAAAAATATTCATATCTGAAGACGAGAGGTTTTACTTAGTAAAATGGTTAGGTAAGATCATAGATAGGGATGATCTACTTGAAGAAATAGACACCAGTAAAGAACTGACAACATTAAACCATTTATATACTAGCTTATGTAACACCGTCATGGATTAACACAGAGGAGAATATTATGAGTAAACAATCAGACAATATTGGAATATGTGAAACGCTAGACCTATTAAACGGTTTAGAAGAGCTTGGCCATGTATTAGAAAACTATTCAGACAGTATCTATCATACTGATTACATGAAAATGGCCGAAACTATAACCTTCCTGGAAGAGTATGTGAAAACTCATAAAGTAGAAATAAATCAATCAATCGATCTAAGGATTAAATTATGAATAAATTACTGCTATCTTGGCCCGAGTATATAGACGAAATTAAAAAGATAGGTTCGGCTAAAAATAGAAAGTTTCTGTACATAAGCTCATACGGTTTAGGTAAACAAGATACCCTAAAACAAGAAATAACAGAGTTAAACCCCGATAAACTGCTAATAGGTTTATCCTTCCATGAATGTAAGATAGGCTGTTCAAGCTGTAAAACCTCTGGAATATTAAGGGAAAGGCACATTAGAGACTTTGAAAGGGAGTCTAACCTAAACCTTAAGATAGTCAAAGATTTACATTTAAAAGCCGTCATCACAGCTAAAGGAGCTATAATAGGTGGTATCAACATGACAGAATCTAACTGGACCGATTCCGCCTTAGTTACCGATGATACTAAGATAATTAAGAAACTTAAACAACATTTTGAAACAGCTTGGAAAGAGAACGAAGAGTATTCTTGGCTAAAATATAGAGAGGGTCAAGATTATGTTTTCAATTTCGGCAAGTACAAAGGTTTCGGATATAAAGCAGTTAAAAAAGTAAACCCTCAATACATAGAGTTCTGCGCAGAAAATATGCAATGGTTCAAAAACGATCTAAAACTATTCAAATTAATCTAATCCTTTCTTGACCTAATCCTTTTTACCGTGTAGTTTTTACAAAACATTGTAAAAAGGGTACGGTTATCGCTAAGATCATATCAGACGCATTCAAAGAGACGTATAATTACGCTAAATACAAGGTAGAAAATGACTATCTTTGGTATTGGATCTTTAGGAACGGTCACACTTACGAACAAATCGCCAAATATGTCGAACTAGAGAAATCTGTATTCATAGATGTATTCTTGCATAAAATGAGAGACCCTAGATTATGGCAAGCGCTGTATATTAACTACTTATCCAATAATGAAGTACCATTAACCTCCCTTACTAGTGAACTGCCACAGGCAATATTGACTCAACTTAAGGTGAATCTAGTTGAAAACAAAAAAGAACGGGCCACTATGGTCAAAAAAATAGAGCATTTAGCATTTGGAAGTAAATACACTACTGAAATTACACTAGAAGAAAGCTATAAATAATCTGTATCCGTTTCAACTACCTTACTCTCAACTTCAACTACTCCGCTTTCAGTCTTATCCTCAACCGGAGTTCTCCTGATACCTGTACTCACGATAAAGTTTAACTCGCCACCGTGTTCTACTTCTACCTTATCCTTATACTGATCTTTAAACTGGTTCTTTAGAAGGAACATAAGCGCCGTGGTACTGCCTTTAACTGTCCCGTCCACCTGACCTAGGGCCAAATGCTCCATATAAGCTAATTGTGCTTCCTTTGCAGCCTCACAAGCTGATTTAAACTCTGGATGTACAGCACGCCACTTCTTTAAAGTACTCAAATGAATACCCGTAAAAGCAGCAAATGCAGTCAAAGTCTTACCTTTAGCGCAGAACTGTACAACATCACAGCACATTCGATCACTATAGATAGTCGCTGTCTTTCCCCAATTTGACACTACAATCTCTTTCATCAGCTCTCCCAAGTCGTTGAATATAATCATTCATACCGTCTACTCTATTATGCGCTATTTGTAATAGATCTACAAAATCAGACAGTCTAATAGTAACTTTAGCATCCATCCTGGACCTTTTATTGATAACTATAGGAATCTTAAGGTTGCCGGCATCTCGTTTTGATTGAGCAAAAGCATCCTCAATGTTTAATTTCTCTACGAATTTAACTTCCATATTGAAGGGTAAATCGTCACAAATAACATCAGGCGAATTAAGACCACCTTTGAATTGAATACCTCTTCTGGCATCAAAACCTCTCTCTTTTAGATAATTGGCAACCCATCTTTCACCTCTTTTACCCTTATTTCTGGCAGCTCGACCCTTTGACATCTCTTTTTTTGGCATAGTACCTCCAACTGAATAATATGAATTTTAGGTTAAATCTGACAAATAACCTATGTTGCACGCAGTTCACAATAAATATGACCGTAGTTAACTGTATGCGTAGTGGATCCTACGAACAATAGGTTATCGAGTATGGAAAAAGTGTATATAAGGAAGGAAATATATAACGCCCATCAACAATCAATACGTTTTAGTATTTCCAGAAAAAAAATTCGGATACCACTTTTTACTGGTATTTGACTTTATTGGGAATACTCTGTACTTTCTCCTTAACTATTTTTAAGTGAAAAGGAATTTTATGACAGACGAAGAAAAGGCAACCGCCCATCAAGGTAAAATCGACCTCTTTATACACCAAACTAAGAACCTACTACTTTACAACGATGTTAAAATTAACAATCAGAAGTTTATGTTTCCAGACGGCAGTTGTTTTAAACA